TTATATTAAAGAACATTTATTTTATTTAAAGTTAATAAATAGAAATTTATACTAAAGCATCTAATACTTCATCAGGTATGTCCTCATTCTGCGTGTCCTTAATTTGCGCATCCTTCTTCGCATTTTCAGTACCAAGGACTTCGTCCTTGGTACTGTGTTTCTTATCATAATCTGGGTCGTACTCCATCCTCTGTAAATGAAATCTATTCAATATTGCCATCTCAGTCACATCATCCAACTTGTACTTATCCATAGCTACCTTAGGCACAAAATTACTGACTACCACCACTTCCACATCATATCTGAGTTCCACAGTACCACCTTTCACATTGACCTTAGCACCACCATCACATATTCTATTAAGTTCTTGAGGATTCAATTGTCCATTAAATTCATCACAGTACAAGTACTTCTGATCCACATATCCGACCCAATCACCATTATAAGGTATCTGAAAACAGTTCTTCTCACCCATATTCTTAATCCACTTTCTCAGTCTCTCCGTCTTACCAGTATTGGAACAGCCATACATCCATAAGTGTCTTTTCTTTGGTGGTAAATTATCCGGGATCGCTCTCTTAGTATTCAACAACATCTTATAAGTACATTGATTCTTATAGAACGCATTCACCTGCATTGGATTAATCAGTCCTTCATCTAACACCTCATCAACATCTCTGAGCAAGTCTTCCTTTTTCATCTTTCCTTTCTTCTTCTTGGCACTTTCAATGTCTATATTACTGATATAGTTCCCGTCTTTCTTGCAATACCTTTCACACTTGATCCATGACTGAGCCACCTCATAACTTCCATGCCAAGTCTTATTCATGTCCCTTACATCAAAACGGTCCTTTGTCCATCTCATCTGTCTGTCTACTTTAATGAAACAGTGGAGGTGAGGATTCCCTGTCGTAGGAGCAATCTCTTCACATATGATGTATTCCTTTATCTGATATCCTTGATCACCAAGTCTCTTCCTTAACAGCTCCAGCATAGTCTCCTTCTTTATCGGACAGTCACCAAAAGTCATAAACCAGCCTTTCGCCTTTTTTCCTCGCATGTCGTCGTCCCGAACTTCCTCCTTTGGATCCTCCTCTTTCTTCTCTTCCAGCTCTATACCATTATCCTGGACCGGCTCGTCGTCCTTCGGCCTCCTCGCCTTAGCTTTATTCGCACGTCGTCCTTTTTTTGCGATTTTGTCCTTTGTGCTCATTTTGCGTTGTAATATTTATATAAAACGCAAAATGAGCCCTATATATATTAAAAATTTATATTATATAATTTAAAAGGTGTTAAAACATACTAATTATTTGTCCAATATTTTATCCAATTATTATCTAAAAAATACTTATTTTAACCAATCAAATTGCTTACTTTGCCAATGATATTTATTAAAACAGTCTAAGTTTCTCCAACAAAAATCCCTGAACTCTCCACACCTCACCCAATCCCCAATCCCCAAAAATGTTAAATTTTAAGTATTTAATTATTTTTAACTAATTTAAATTTAAGTTTAATATTTAAAATAAAACTCAAGTTGTGGTCAGGTCTAGGTCTAAATCACTTTAGCATATCTCCAGTACACATACAAAGTTGCTTTCATATTCCAGGCTGGTCCACCATCAGATCTAGCTTGTCCTCTACCCATCACTTTAAATCCACCAGTACCTCCAGCATTATTGTCAGCAGTCAATTTCAGGTCTCTAGTAGCTCCTTTGAAACTAAAGTACTTAACTTGTCTACCTAATGGATCTAATAACATAGACGTATTTATTTGACTTATATCATTAAAGTTTAAACCTTGAGGATCATTACTTGTCCCTACTACAAAAGCTAAACAGACCGGAGCTTGTTGTGCCATAACCAAAGTCGTATTTGTACTAAAAGGTTGTGTCTCTATCCTTACACCTGTTACTATCAAGTACGAGAACATCTGTCTTAAAGTATCTCCATTAGGTGAACCATTTATTATAGAAGCCAAATTCACCCAAGCATTATTAGCAGCTACAAAAAATATATCTCCTGCTTGATTATTCGGATATGTTATCTGACTATAGTACTCAATCTTAGTTCTAAAGGTATTGTACTGATACCACTTAATATTCTTGTACCTTCTGAATCTTCTCACTGCACGAGTACGTCTTGCCCTAGGTGCCATATTTTTAATTAAAAATTTTTTATTTTATTTTTTTTTTTATTTTAGTTGGGGATTGGCCAAGGAGGAACATACTCGTCGTACCGAGCCTCGGAAAAAAGTCGGGGGCTCAGAGAGCTATATCGCCCCCTCTCCAGGCTTTAAGTTCTTCCTGACTTTTGGTGATGTCTAAAAAAATATTTATATTAAAGAACATTTATTTTATTTAAAGTTAATAAATAGAAATTTATACTAAAGCATCTAATACTTCATCAGGTATGTCCTCATTCTGCGTGTCCTTAATTTGCGCATCCTTCTTCGCATTTTC